GTACTGACTATTAAAGCCAATACCATCACCAGGTAAGCAATCTAATTTGTCAGGTATTAATTGACTTGTATTTGGATAGGTACCATAAACCTTTTCATAAGTACTAAAAGACTTATTAGTAGCATGCCACACTTGAAAAGTATTATCACTATAAAAATCTACGTTAGTAGCTTTTATATCTGATTTATTAAAATGATCTTTATGTATCAAGATTGATTTATCATAAGGAAAATCATAGAAATCATTTACTTTACCTACCCATCTAAACAAATAATGACCATTCGTTGACTCTATAACAATAGAATTAGTTTTTTCTACCTTATAGCAGTTAATGTACTGTAAAACGTGCTTGGTCTCATCTTTACTAGCGAATTTACTAGCTAGATGTAGCACTTGATAAGGCAAGATTGCCTGGATGATAGCTTCACTATCATCAATAGAGACTTTATTCTCTATAACTGTTGAAGTCATAATAAATAAAAAATTAACTAACTTTTTAATAGGATTAACTTTTTTAAGAGAATCCTATATAAATAAACCAGGTATATTAAATACCTGGAATATTTATAAAGGACTATCAATAACCAATTAAATATAAAAACTTTTTATAAGTAATTTTGTCATCAAAATACAAGGCCATACAGTCATAAAAATGTAAATTAGAATAACCTATTAAATCTAGTTCTAATTGTTTCATAATTAAACAGTTATTAAATTTTTAGTACATATATAAGGTTTTTCCCTACTTCTACCTACATCTATATAACAATAATAAGCAATATGAAAATAATCGGTCATAATATCCGATTTATCAAACCATTTATCGCCTTTCATAGCTTTAAACATATTTTCGTAGAAATTATGTACTAAGTGTTCTCCTAACTCTACAAATTTATTAAGGTGATGATACGACTGTTGAAAGGTATCTGTTACTAAATATAGTTCTCTATATGGTTCCCTTTCATGCCTTTCACGTCTTATATCATTCTCTACCTTAATTAAATCTAGTTCACCTTCAGTAAGTGTAACTATTAAAGTTGAGTGATGACGTATAGATACTGTACCTTTCATATTGTAAGTTTTTAAAACTTTTTTTATTCCAGGTAACAAGTCTCTTTTATCTTGTTGTGATATATAGGCCATAATTAACTACCTACATATACAACAGTTCCAACTTTTGCACCGTTTAGGTCTCTTAAAGTTGTTTCTAGTTCGCAAGTATTAGAACCATTGTCTAATACATCCTTAATACTATTAGCATAATTACTAAGTATTCTAGATATTTCTAGTCCAATATTAGGACTAAATGCTTCGTTATCTGTTGATAACTTTATTTGTAGTTCCATTTAAAAATAAGTGACTAACTTTTTATACATCTAATAATTTATAATAAATTACTAGATATATATTATTATATATAGATTAATTTTAAATTGTCAATAACCTAACTTCTTTTTATTCTCTTTTATTGTCACCGATTCTATAGAAATATATATATGATTCTAAATTTTTCTAGTTATAGACAGTAGTTTTACTAATAAAATTATAAATAATAATTTGTAACTGTAGTTGTAGTAATGTTTTATAGATTTTTATATTATTTTTTAGACTTTTTTATTTTTTATTGGGGGGATTCTATGTGCCTCCGTATATAATAAGGGGTTCAAATTTTTTTACCAAAAATAATTCTAGGAGAATCTAAGAAGGAGTTAGTCGGAACCTTCTTAGAGCCTTCTTAGAGGAACAATCTCACGAATCCTACTAAGTATGGCATATCTCCTATAGTACTCCTTAATAAGAATTATTTATAAAACCATTAGTAGAGGCATTAGAATTACTTATCTGTTGAGGAGTCATGCCCATAGCAGTTTGAGTGATGGTGTTGTTAAGAGAGGAACCCCAATTTTGTAAGTGAGTCATTAGAAGTTGATCTTTACGGTTACGAATATTTTTATCTTCATCTTGAGCCATATATTCAGTCCAGTAAGCAACTGCACCTGCGAGGGAATCAACGAGGTCATCATGCACTAGGGAACCTCTGTGACGAGATATACGAGATAGCTGGTAAACGAGTTGTAATTTAAGCCTACGTTCTGGTGGTTCGTTGCTGTTAGAACGAAAATCTTTTTCTATAACTTTGCGATCTATTATTAGACGGTGAGAGTTCATAACAGGTTCTAGTGTATCTATAATTCTCAGTTCTTTAGTTTTTGTATTGCGTACATCTTTTAGTTCGCAAGGGTGGTATCTCATAAGGAAGGGTTTTAGTAGTTCAGCGAACATACCACCACCGAAGTTTTGCTCAACAATAATTGTATTAATTTTATTATCTCTAGCGATCTTACTAATACGTTCTAGAACCCTATCAGAATAGCCTCCTGAGAGTCCTAAGCACTCGGTTACGTATAAATTACCATTAAGCATCTTAACGCAGCTTATAGCGGTCTGATCTTTACCCTTTCCTGATGGGTCAACGAACATAACTGAACCTGTATATTCTATAAAATCACCAAATTCTTGAGCAGGGCGATAAAATCTGTCACCGTTGAAGCCAACACAAGGTAAATCTGTTAGTGCATACTCAGGAGAGTTAGACCATATAACTTTTTCTGGTGCATATTCTTGGTTTACAGAACTAATTACTAGGTCGTTTATTTTTAGTGGGTATCTATCTTGATCTGAAAGGGTAGTATCAAGCATAAATTGTAAATTAAAACCTGATCTACCGTAAGATGCTTCTCTTTCCATTAGATCTATGTCACTAAAACGTTCTGGATCTACTGGATCTCTAGGTTTTACAGTTCCTTCTGTAAGGTTACGTTGTAATCTAGGTGCAAGTCTGTCACCATAGTTGTTTTTATATTCTGGATAACGTGCAGTCCATATTCTTGTTGTATAACCACGTTCTTCTAAGGTTAGATATAAACTATTTTCTACTTGTGGTGTACCAAGAAATGTAATTTTACCACCAGGTTTTAAAATAGCGTCAAATTCTTTTACTGATTCTGCTAATTTATCTCTCATAGGTTGCGTAAAACTGTTGTTAGGTACTTCACAGTCATCAGCTATCACTTCATCTGCTCTAGATCCAGCCATTTGTCCTAAGACACCTTGAGATTTTACAGAAGGTGCGTGGTCAGCACTAGCAGGTGCTACGTCAAAACTTATCTTAGAATTACGTTGATGATCTTGTGGTATTAGTGGCGATAATAAAGGCATTTCATTTATTAATCGCATAGTAAAAGTAGAAAAATTATCTGCTCTATCTTTACTGGCAGATACAACTAAGAATTTTAGTTGTGGGTTCATACGTAATCGCCATACTACGTAGGTAGATGTAATCCAACTTTTACCAACACCACGAAATCCTTGTATTATTTTACGTCTTTCTCCATGTTGTAAGTATTCTGCAATTTCTAGTTGTACAGGAGTAGGATCTGGCAAGTTTAAATGTCGCCAGGTAATGATTAGAAAATATCTAAAGTCGTGTAATTTTTTAGGAAGTGGTTGCAATTATAATTCTGCTACAGGGATAGTTTCTAAGTCTGGTAAATTTTTCATAAGATCTTCCATACCATTGTTTTCTGTAGGAATACACTCTATACCGTTATCTTTTAAAAATTGTCTAGCTACGTTTAAATCACCAGCTTTTGCTTCACCACTTTTTACTCTTTCTATCAATACATCAGTTAAAGTACTATGCAAATCTTCTAACTTTTCTAAATCTTTGTTAGTCATAGCTACTGTTTTTTAGTTTAATATAATCATTTTTGATCTGTTTTGCCAAATAGTAGATACTTTATTTTACCTATAAAACCTAATTTTCTTACTTTTTTGTAGAGTTTAATACCTTTTTCGTAACGGTGCAGTTTTACTTCTGTTTCTGATATACGTGATATAGCTGCCATTAATAACATATCTTGTAGTCTTGTATGTTTTACAAGGTCTAAACAATATTGTTTTATTAGTTCATCAGGTAATGCTTCTACCTCTCTTTTTTTTATTTCTATTTCTAGTTCTATCTCAGGAGGTGGATCACCAATAAGAACATCAAAAAATTCTTTGTGGTTCATATTAGTTTAATTTTGGAAACAACTGTTGCTCCAACATATCAACAGCCCTGTCATCAAGAGTGTTCGAGGTCTGCTTACAGATTGCACGAAGCAAATCTACGATAAGTCGTTTCACAGCAGTTGTAGTAAAAAACTTTAGTAGTATTGGTTTTAAGAGTTTGAGCATAATAATCTTGTGTTACTTTCCAAACATAGCTACATTGCTAGTATTAAACAAGAGTTTGCACTTCTATGGAAGAACAAGAAGAAAAAGAAGGTACAGATTGGTCTGAACTGTTTGGTCA